TAACAGCAGTCTCAATTAAATTTGGGAAGGATTTTGATAATCCCATCAATAAGGGCCATTAAAATTTTAATCCCTGCATCAATAATTTGCGGTAGTAATTTAACTATAGTATTAATCAATGAGTCTACTACTTTTAATGCAGCGTCTATAATTTTTGGTAAATTTTGTACAATCCCATCAATAACCGCCATCAGAATTTTAATCCCCGCATCTAAAATGACAGGCAGTAAAGTTCCGATAGTGTTAACAAGTGTATTGATCAGAGTTGTTCCTACTTCAACTAGTGTAGTAACTACGACAGGTAACACTTGCACAATCCCTTCTATAAGAACGGTCAGGATTTTGATACCTTGCTCAAGAAATTGCGGTAGGTACGTCGTGATTACTGTTACAATCCCAGTGATTATATTCGTTATCGTTGATGTTAAAAGCGGCAACATCGTATTGATCCCGTTCACAATTGTAGGAAGAAAATGCGATGCCGTAATTAGCAAAGCGGGTAAACCGCCGAGTAGCATCCCGATTAGTGTAGGTATAATTGTCATGAAAATCTGCCCTAGTTGGGATGTATCCCCACCTAAAGCTAATCTAACAGCCTCTACTAAACTAGAAATAGCTGTTTTAATAGCTAGAATCGCATTACCTATTAGAACACCTGCCGTTTGGAATCCTACAGGCATAAGATTTAACCAACCGTTCATTAGATCGCCTGTCGTAATAACAGACATAATGTATCTTCCGAGATTCAAAAATGCATATCCTATTTGATTAAGTGGCCCAAATAGAGACATAAATGACGCTGACATTGTTGCAATAACATTACCTATTGCCATAGCTGCATTTTGCCAACTGACAGGAAGATGGGTAATCCAATCATTGAGATGATCGCCATCTAAAGCAGCAAAGTAAAAATACTTTCCTAAAGCTACGATAGATTGTCCAAATGAGTTAACTGCTAACATTGCTGGAGCGATTGAATTCGCTAACCCTTGCACACTCGGCGGTAAAGCGTTTAAAGCGTCAGAGAAGATATTTCCCGTTAGAGCTACATTTGTTAAATAGCTACCTAACTGCATCAAATCTTTCCCTAGTTGCATCGTAGCGCCGAATAAAGAGCTGATATGACCTCTTATCGTCGATACAGCTTGTCCTGTAGCCATTGCAGCGCCTTGCCAAGATTCAGGGAGATGAGTAATCCAGTCGTTGAGGTTGTCGCCGTCTAAAGCCGTGTAGTAAAGGTATTTACCTAAACTAGCCATATTAGAGCCAAACTCTAAGGATTTCTTCCCTGCTGTAGCGAATCCCGTTTGCAGAGCTTTTATGCTATTCTGCACCATATCAGATTTGTAAGCACTTTGAATTAATTCAGAGGTATTTTTAACAAGAGCACTGCCGAAATTTTTAATACTTTTAATGGTCCCGTCTACAAATCCCTTGAATTTTTCGTTCGTTTTATAAAAGTGGGTGAATCCTACCGTTAATCCTGCTATAGCTGCTGCTAATATCCATACAGGAGTCGACATTGTAGCAAACGCAGTCACAACAGGCATTATAATGGGTCGCAATGCAAATAAAATAGCTCTCAATCCTCTGAAGTATCCAACACCAAGAGCTAGAGGTAGCATTAGTGCCATCAATGCAGGGACTAACATAATGGTACCTTGAATGAATCGTGCCATTGATGGATGAGCTTCGTTAAACGCTATAGTCAACTCTGCTAGTTTCGTAACAAAGTTGAAGATAGGAATCGCAACAGCGGCGAAAGCTTGTCTCATTGGTTCTAGAGCCTTTGTTAGTTTCTCCATCATCTCGTTAAACGCTTCTGCGTATTTAGGGTTCATTTCCATGTTAGCTTTGTGTAAAGCTCCATACATAAATAGGGCGGACATCCCGACACCGATTGCAACGATTGGCATTCCCATCATCACAGTATTAAGTCTCGTCGCTTCATCCCTTAGGGTTTTCATGCTCGCTTGCGGTCCGTGCAATTCCAGAGCGATCTGAGCGGCAGAACCACTTCGAGCCACTCTATCCAAGCTATCTACCAAAGCTAGGGCGGGACGGGCGGTGTTATATAATGGATTTTTCATCTGGTCCAAGTTTTTAGTCGTCTTAGAAGCAGCGGAAGACATCGCATTCATAGCTCCGATAGTCTCGAGCATACCCATCATTGCTAAACGATTGGCGTTAATTTGTGCGTCTTGTGAGGCTTTCATTGCTTTCCCTATATCGTTAGCTTGATTTATGAAATCTTGGTTTGTTCCCTGGAAGTCCTTAGATGCTTGAGCCATCTTATAGAATCCGTAAGTTGCTTTGATTTGATCTTCCTTAAATGGGATCATAGCCATTTTTTGAGCATGGAAACCTTCCATCATTTCGAACATCATGCCTCTAGCTTCTGCTGACATGTAACGGAATGATCCACCCATATCACTCATGAGTCCGCCTATCTCATTTCCATAGGCTCGGCGATATTGTCTTGCGTAATATTCCGAATCTCCAACCATCCCCTGCATTCCTCGGCCCATTTCGTTACGCATCCCCTGAGCTGTTCGACCCATGTTATTTCCAATGCGACCTAATTCAGTATTAACACGTTGTACATCTCTACGGATGTTACTTGTTTCAAGCCGGGTGTCTATATTGACGCGACCATCAGCCATATTGTTCCACCTGCCTTTTTTGCGCCTCTAATCGTTTCAGATACGCTTTGTACTCCATTTCCTCCCTAATCGCTTTGGCTTCCGGCAATTCGTAACGTTCTTTCATTTTTTTAATCCGCTTACGTTCGTCAGCATTATGTTCATCTTTCTTAGGGATTTCGCAGGTTCGATAATGAATCGCTATTTTCATAGGCGCCTTTTCAGACAGGTTATTAAACAGAGCTAGAAACTCGCTCCATTGAAGTTTTCCTTGTTGCTCAAACAAATTGATATTGTAGTCAAACAAAAAAGACGCAAATATCATATCTGCATCTAGTGTGAAGTTAACAATAGGTATTTCTGGCGGTTGTTCGTCACCTTCATTTTCTATTGCTTCTGTCATCTCATTTTTCTTCTTATTAGACAATAAATCGATATTCAATTTATCTTTGAACACATCAATAATAAGTTGTTCTTTACGGCGCCGTTCTAGTTGTTCTAATATCCTATGATCGACAATGAGCATCATTAAAGCGATGTTCGGTTTATTTCTGTTACTAATAGTCTCATCGTCGAATAATTCCATGATTTTTAAGACATTATCAAAAGACAGGTTCAATTCGATATCGACACCTGCCCAATGATATATATCTCTATTTCTATCAGTAAGTTTAAACATTACTGACCACCTTACTTTTTAAGGTTAGCTAAGTATTTTGACTGCGATTCATTTGTTTTTTTCAATGTTTCTTCTGCGTATAGATCATTTAAGTAATGAACAAGGCTTAATAAATTCGCTACGGAACGTCCTGCAATGTCATATAATTCTTCAAAAGCACCATCACCTAAAAATGTATCTACAACATCTTTTGTGATTTCTTTTTGTTTTTCTGATAACGCGTCAATCTCTGCGTCAGTAGCTTTTTCGTAATCAGTAGCCGCATTTTGTAGTTCTTCTGTAGATGCCTTGAAACGTTTTAAAGATTTTTGATATCGGTTTAACGCATCATCATTGAACTCTACTTTGAACAATTTACCCGCTACATCTACCTCTTTGTACGTTTTCTCGAAATTAAATTGAAATACTTGTGACATATAATCAACACTCCATTTTTATATTTTTGTAAATTCATTTATTAAAAGGCGAAGAGTCGCTTAACACGACTCATCCATACCTTAGGAAGTTACTTCGCTAGCTTTAGTGAATGTTGGGATACCATCGAATGAAATCGTAAATTCAATTTCACCTTTTGCGTTCGCGTCTCCACCTGGGGCTTTGATTTCTGATAAGGTTGCTCTACCTTCCCACTTGTCCCCATTCGGCTCTGTCACTTCAAAGTCAACCTTACGATCCGGACCGACTTTATTTAATTTACTGAAGATAAAGTCCTGAGCTGCATCTCCATAGAAACGGTGCCCTTCGAACCCGTAAGATAACATGAATCCAGTAATATCACGTTCAGCAGCGCCGCCACCGTCGTAGTAATATGTTTCTTCTGATTCTTCGTTGTTATCAGGATCTACAGATGTAATACCTTTTGCGATAGGTTCCAGTTTTTTCGTACCTGTAGTTGAAGTAT